CGGTTAAAAGAAAACCTCACACCGTTGACCGGCGCACTCGACCGGCTCGACCAACTGCCGGTTTACCGATTTAATTTCAAAGTTGACTCCGACACAACCGTTGACGGGTTCGTCGCTCACGAAGTTCAAGCACACGTTCCCGAAGCGATTACCGGAGAGAAAGACGGGATGCGAACTGTCGTTTTGCAAGAGGCAGTTGAGGCAGTTGAGGCAGTCGAGGCAACCTACTGGGAGGAAGGCGATGAACTCCCCGAAGGTGTTGCGGTTGGCGATGAAAAGACTGCCGCAGTTGAAGCGGTTGAGGCAGTCGAGGAAGTGACCGATGAACAACCCGACTACCAAGGCATCGACCAAAGCAAGTTGGTTCCGCTTTTGGTTGCTGCCGTCAAAGAATTGAAAGCGAAAGTAGAAGCATTGGAGGGCGGCGAATGATTAGAAGCACCGACATCCAGCCGGACACTTATAAGTCGGGCGCGTTCTTGAGGCGGTGGTCTGTTAACGAGAACGGCCAAGCGGTATGTGTTGTAGATGCGTACCCCGTAGCTGATACAGAACAAGCTACCCTCGACGCGCAAAGCGACCGGAACGCTGGTATCAAGCAAGCGTTGGCAGACGTTGAGGCACTTGAGGCAGCGCGGCGAGTTGCTGAACCGGAGGGAAACGTTCCAAAGACTGTCACCGAAACCGACATTGACGGCAACGAGACGGAACGACCGTATGAACCTTGGGCGCGGTATGATGCGGCTCAAGTCACGATTGCCGGTGCGACCGATTTGACGAATGCCTTTCAAGTGGTTCGCAAAGGTAAACCAGCAGAGACGTTGCCGGTGATGGTTGAGGTTGAGCGACCCCAGCTGGACGGAGAGGGCAACCCGACTGGGGTTGTGGACGTTGTGCTGGAGGTGGACGAGGAGGCGGAGCCGGAGGCTAATCCCGACTACGCCAGCTGGGCATCTGCTTGGGAGTCGGTCAAAGTTCTGAACAATTAGTTAAGTTGAGGATGGGTGGATTCAGAAACGATAAAAGAGCTTGGTTTCCCGATCGCAGCGTCGATGGCGTTGGGGTATTACATCTGGAGAATGACCCAGTTTCTTTTGAAGGACTTGAAGGATTCGCTCACCGATAACCGCGACATTCTTATTAAATTAATAGACGCGATCAATGCAATCAAAGGAGATCAAACCCACCGGATTTGCGAGCTGGAGCAAAGAGTCGCGGAAATGCGGGAGCAGCATCGCAATTTCAATAATTTGCTTGTCGGCGGTGGCGGTCGGTCAAGGGTGCATCGCTCCGAATCCGATCGAGAGTCTTGATCTCTCGATTACTGGGCTTGAGCTGGAGTTCTACCAGCCGGTGGAGCCAGCTATTCCCGACTCCAGCTGGTATCGCAACCCGACCAACGGGCTGTGGTTTAGAAAAGCGGGGCCGGTTAAATGATAAACCAAGACGATGTATTTGTCGGCATAGCTGCCGTCGCTGGTCTGACCAATTGGATGTTGAACATTGACATCGTTTTGCAGCTGGCGATCTCGGTGATCTCGCTGGTTTACATTTCATTGAAGGTTTACGAGCAAATAAATCATAACAAAAAAGATAAGGAATAATAATTATGTTACAGAGCAAAACTGTGTGGACTGGGTTGGCCGGAATCTTGACCGCGATCGGCGGTTACTTCACCGGAGAGCTGGAGCTGGGTTCAATGATGCAGCTGGTACTCACCAGCGGCTTGGCGATCTTCCTTCGGGCGGGTGTGCAGAAAAGCACCGACGCGGCGAATGCCGCAGCGGCAGCTGGCAAGCCAGAGGTAGTCAGCTAATCAGCCAATGGGCTGGCTCCTCAAACTGTTTGGGTCACTTGGAGACATACGCGCTCTGATTGCCCAGCTGTTTAAAATTCAGAAAAATGTCACCGCGAACAAGAGACAAACTACAAAGGATAAAGTGGTGGATGATGCCATCAACGCTGCTATTTCTCGCGGCAAGCTGCACGACGGTCGAGCTGAACAACAGCGAGAGACTGATTGAGCGGCATCCAGCTGGGTTTACTGATGCGGTCAACGCATCCACTAACGCGACCGAGTTCGTTCGGGATGCGTTGAAGACGATCAATCGTTTGGAGAATGTGATTGAGCGGCAGTAGCCGCTGCAAATCCAGCTATGCTGGGAGCCACCACCTTTGCGTTCTTGGCGTAGACGCGGTGGATCGCAGCGGAGTTATGCCCCAGAGCCACCATTGCCAACCGCTCCGGCATCCCCGCTGAGAAGGCTCGCTCGGCCCAAGCGTAGCGGTAGCTGTGCAGCGTCACTCCTCTGATGTCCAGCTTGTGGCATTTGCGCCGGAAGATCGTGGCCCGATCTTTACTGTCCATACGTTGTATTGAAGGAAGGAAAAACCCGCTGGTTCTCCCCGCCGCCACCGAGGTCAGCATCTTCTGGAGTTCCGGCGAGAGTTCTTGAGCCGCTCGCACGCCAGTCTTCATTCTATTGTAGGTGACTACGCCACCCGCCAGTTCCTCGATCCGAAAGTTCGCCGCATCGGACTGAGCCGCCCCCGTTTCCCAGAGGATTTCGAGGAAGGTTTTCCAGCGGGTTGTGCCGAGGTTCGAGCCTAACCTTCGATGCTCTTCCTCGGTGATCGCACGCCGCTCAGATTTGGCCGGTTTAGGCCACATCCTTTTGGGTAGAATAGGGTGGGTCAGTAGCCCCACTTCGATGGCTAATTTCTGGAGTGTGCCGAGGTAGACATACGTCTTCGTACCCCCCATTTTCAGCAGCTCCAGAAGGTCGGTTCCGGTGGTGGCTTGGATGGGGGTATTCTTCAGTTTATCCCAGCGTTTGCTGCCTAATTCTCGCAGCTTGCGCTCGACGGTGGCAGCGCATCCAGTCTGGATGAACGTACAGATAAGGTTGTCCCAAGTGACGGTGTTCATTTTGGTTTTTGTTTTTTTCAAGTTGTCCTCAAGCGCGGCGTGTGCTTTCTTCCTTCCCGCCGCTGGACGGCGGGGTGGCCAAGTGGTAAGGCAAGGCTCTGCAAAAGCTTTATCGCCGGTTCGATTCCGGCCTGTTTCACAACCCTACAACGCCTTACTGGCTATTAGAAGATAGCGCATTCGCGCTTGAAGAAGCCCCAAAGATATATGCTAAAAAAAATATTTCAACTTTTTTCAAAAAAACTATTGACTGGTGATACTCCCACCTTTATGTTCCCTTTTTAACGCGACGGCAAATGGCAAACCAACGCGACCCAGATAAGAAGCGTTTACAGACGTGGATGTATGAGAAGGACATTAAAATTCTTCGGCAAGTCGCCGATGATATGGGAATGACATTGCCAGACTTGCTCGTCAAGTTGACGAAAGAGTTAAAAGGGAGGAACCGGAAAGGATAAAAACACATTATGTTAAAAGGGGACACGAATGGGGAAACGGGCAATGCGAATATGCAATATGCCGAGCAGCAGAACGAGAGAACCTCTCAGCACCACGATGAGACCTCCGATACCTATGAAATTTCAAAACGGATTTACCGAATTTCACTATTCGTTTTGGTGTTCCTCGTTACTGGGCTGTTTGGTCTCGCGTATTTGTTAATGGAATCATCAACCGAAAACGCAGAGTTAAAGACTACTCTCTCCCTAGCTGAACAAAAACTGGATCACTCTGACAAAAAATCCTATGAGCAAGCCGAGAGTTTGGACGTGGTTATGGGGGTGTTGTTAAACAATAAGGGGATGATTATTCGATCGGAAACGTCAAACCCCCTCCGGAGAGGAACTACATACGGGTCGCCTCACCGATTCACGTTCGCGCGATGGAGCGAAACGTGGAGAGGGGAGCTATTGAAAACGGCATACCTACTGGAGTCATACGAGGTACTCAGCCACATAGCGTCTATTGACGGCTGGGATGAGGGTTTGAGTGACAAACTGGTTAATAAGGTGGTTGGCAAGCTGCAATTTATTGAGGTTCTGGATTCCGCCCCCTCATCAACCCAACAGACGTGGAGTAGGTTTGCCGACAGTATTCGTCGGGACGAGGAACAGACTGTCAAATTTGCGGAAAAAGAATATTTGAAAAAGGGGCGGAATCCAGAGGGTGGAAAAAACGCATTCAATATTAGCAAATAATTTAACTAGGTGGGCGTACCACCTTTTTTAACTAGGTGGGATGCCCACCCTTAAACAAATGACAAAACAAAAAAGAACGATGAAGGGACTGGCGGTGAGCGAGCGAACTCATCAGAGGCTAAAGGTTTACTGCGCCAAACTGGGCATAAAACTGAACGAGACGGCGGATAAACTATTACGGGAGGCGTTAGCTAAATGAGTTCACCCGTAGTCATAGGACTGAGTGGCAAGTCTGGTCACGGGAAGGATGAGGTTTACCGGATCGCTCGCCGCCTATTACGAGGCAAGCGGATTGAGCGCGAGGCGTTTGGTGATTTGCTAAAACAGCAAGTCGCCGATGCACTTAGGTTTGAGGTGGATTTTGTTGAGGCTCAGAAAGACTTTTTCCGCCCACTCCTCCAATGGTGGGGTACTGAATTTCGCCGCAATTTGTGTGGCAAAGAGTACTGGGTCAAGCGGATGAGGAAACAGCTAGACCGCAACACTCTTTTCGGAAAAGAGACATCCCCCGACTACATCTTCGTCACCGACGTTCGGTTCCCGAATGAGGCGGAGCTGATCCGCGAGGAGGGTGGGGTGGTAGTGCGAGTGGATCGAGGCGACTACATCGCTGATGAGAATGCCAACAAGCACGCCACCGAAACGGTGATGGACGATTACAAATTTGATGAGGTCATAAAGAATGACGGTGATCTCAAGCAGCTGGAGGCAGCTGTGAAAGAATTTCTTTCGCCGAGTGGCGAGTAAGAAAACCTAAATAGAAATAACAAGAGAGGAATAAATATATGTTTCTTAATGCAACGGAAAGTGCGGCGAAAGCCGACTTTGAAATCCACCCAAAAGGGGTGGCAAACGGGGTCTGCGTTGAAGTGGTAACACACAACAAAAAGACTGGGGAACCTTTCACCAATACAACGGCTGAAGGCGAAATCAAACAGCGGGTCATTCTGATTTTCCAGACGAACAAAACCACCGAGAACGCCGATGGCGAGAAGGTGAATTGTGTTTTCTGGGATTGGCATAATGTCCCGAAGTCAATCGCTAACGAGAACAGCTCGTTGCATAAACGGCTGAAAGAGTGGGAGGTCGAAATTAAGGACTTCAATACGAAGGAGGATTTTGAAGCTGCCGTAGTGGGCCGTCCAGCTACGCTGATGTTCTCACACAATACGAGTGAGAAGACCGGCAAAACCTACTCCAATCTAACGGGGATCGCTCCGATTGAAGAGGGTACTGAGGCGTTCGTGGCGAAGGATTACAAAACCTACAACGAGCCGTTCTAATATGAATGACCTACTCAAACGGGGCTGCGTTGCCAAGAAGCTAGGTGTTGGGGTTCGGACGATTGATAATCTGGTGAGAGAGAGGCAAATCCCTTTCGTAAAAATACGGAGTTCAATTCGTTTCTGCCCAACTCAAGTTCAAGATTGGTTAGACAAAACGAAGACCGATGTTTCTTAGCGCGGAGCCAACGAAGCGCGAGGTTAGTGGTGACGGCGGTCATTGGTACTTTCCCGATGGCCGTCCTCTCCACACCGTTCCAAAGAAGGACGGGAGTGGGGAGAGGAACACCACAAAGGCTGACGCTCGCAAGCTGGGTTTGTTTCCCAGCGTGACGGCGATTACTAAAGTGATCGCCAACCCAAGCCTCGATCGCTGGAAGCAAAACCAGATGCTCGACGCTTGTGTCAACAACCCGATTGGTGCGGGTGAGGATATTGAGCAGTACGGCGACCAGATGCGCCAGCTGGCTCAGAAGAAAATGATTGATGCTCGCGTGTTCGGCTCGCTGTTCCACAACGCGATAGATGAGCTGAACAAGACCGGATACCTCGATGCAACTTACGACGAAATTAAACCGTTCGTTAAGCACTACATCGAGTGGACTCGCGACAAGCGTGTGTCGTTCGTGGACACCGAGTTTGTTTGTGTAAACGAGAAGCTCGGCTATGCCGGTCAAGTGGACGGGTTAGCTATCGTTGACGGTAAGCTGACGCTACTGGACTACAAAACCCAAGACGTAAAGACGGATGCGAAGGGCAACCTAAAGCCAAACTTCTACGACTCTTGGGTGTGGCAGCTCGCCGCTTACAAGAATGCCAGCTGGCAAAACAAACCGGCTCGCATTCAGCAAGTGATGAGCGTGGTGCTTTGTAGTCAAAGCCCTTGCTACCCGATCATAAAGGTGTGGTCAGCGAAGGAACTATCGAAGGCGTGGAAGACGTTCAAGGCCAGCTGTCAGATTTGGCAGCTAACAAACAACTTCGACCCAGCAGCAAACGTGAGGCTACTCGATGAAACTGGAGGAACTGAAAAGCAAACTGCGTGAGGAGGAAAGTTACCTCCGAATGACTCCCCACTCGCTGGAGAGGGTACAGAAGGAGGCGTATGTTGAGGGACTACGCGAGGCTGTAAGGATCATCACAGATGGGGAAGTATCAGAGAGAGAAGGGTAAGCGCGGTGAGCGAGCTTGGCGTGACGTTCTGCGTGACGCTGGGTTCGCCACCGCTTATCGCACCCAACAGTTTAGTGGGAAGTCGCCTTGCGGCTCTGCCGACGTTAATTGTCCAGAGCTACCCGACCTACACTTTGAGGTTAAGAACGTCGAGAAGCTCAACGTGTGGGCTGCATACGACCAAGCTGTGGCAGATGCGCCGGAGGGGAAAGTTCCGGTGGTGGCAATCACCAAGAACAATCGCGGTTTTATCTGCGTTGTTGGTGGTGAAGACTTAATGAAAATTTTAGCAGAGAGCAGCCTAGTCAAGAGTGACGATTGAGATTCCAGAAGAGGTGTTGAAGAGCGATCTCTCGCTGACAGCGAAGGTGGTTGTGGCCGCTGTGATTTGCTATCCGGCTATCTCGAAACAGCAGCTTTGCGACCAACTAGGAGTGGCCCGAAATACATTTTTCAAAGCCTTAAAAACAGCAAAATTGAGGGGTATCAATTTTGATACTGTTAGTATCAATTTTGATACGAACCGTATCAATCCGTCACCTCCAGACCTAGTAGGTCAGTTAGTAGTAGGGGAGAAGGAAACCAAAACCCTAAAAGCCACGACTCCTCCGACGAAGGAGGAGGTGGCGAAATACGGAGCCGAGCTGGGAGCCGCCGGTTCGTTGGTCACAGAATTTTTCACCACCTACGAGGAGCGAGGGTGGATGGCAAACGGCGAACCAATCCGCAGCTGGAAGAAGATGCTGGGTTGGTGGGTACGAAATAAAAAACCCGCTCCGACACAAACCAAAACCAAACCGAGTATCTCCGCCGAGGAGGCTCGGTATCTGATGGACGCAGCCAGCTAATGAAACTGCTACTCATCACAACTATAATTCTATCTATGAAAATCACACAAAAAATACCGAACGATCGTGACGCCGAATTGGGGCTGATCGGTGCAGCTATCCAGTCGAAGTTTGATGACATTCGTTCAGCTGGAATCAACGAAGATTTTTTCTACGACCTCAAGTGCCGGAGGATGTGGAAGATGATGGAGGAACTGGACAGTAACGGTACGGTCATAACAGCGGATACGCTGGGTCATAAGGCGAAGGACAGCGGAGATTTACTGATTTACTCCGATGTGATTGAAGCCGACTCGGCGTGTCCGTCTCCTCTGAACTGGCCATACTGGGCCGAGGTTTGTGACGAGAAGCGGAAAGCTAGGCTGGTTCAAGAGACGGGCCTACGCCTCGCCGATGAGGCTAGTAAGCACGACAGCATCGCCCAGCTAGTGAGCGAGGCGGAATCAATTATGTTCTCCCTCACCGACAAAGTTTCGACGAAGACGGACAACAGAAAGGAGTCATTCCAGCGGATTGTGGACACGTTGGAGGAGGCTCATCTAGGACGTAGAGCTGGAGTATCCACCGGCTATACGGGACTGGACAAAATCCTCGGTGGGTTGCGTGGTGGACAGCTAATCACGATCGCTGCGCGACCCGCCGTAGGTAAGTCTGCATTGGCTGGCAACATCGCCGAGAAGCTAGTGATGAGCGGTACGCCAGTCGCCTTCTTCAGCTACGAGATGACCCAAGACGAGCTGAACCTCCGAATGCTTTGCTCGCTGTCCGACACAAACCTAATCGGTGACGTGATTAACGAAGGAGTCGAGGTGAAAGAACACCGTCTGCGGATTCTCTCTCAAGCTGCCAATTTTGTGCCGAAGCTAAACGCTGCCCCGCTGCATATCGTGGACAACGGCAACCTCACCGTCAGCCAAATTCGCAGCAACGCTCGCCGCTTGGTGCGGGACGAAGGAGTGAAGCTGATCATCGTTGACTATATCCAGCTAATCAAAGCCGGTAAGGATGACCGCCAAGCACAACGCCACGTTCAGATTGGCAACATCACAGGCGAACTGAAACAGATGGCGATGGAACTCCAAGTTCCGGTGATCGGATTGGCCCAGCTGAACCGAGCGATTGAAGGGGAGAACCGGAGGCCGAGGTTATCTGATCTGCGTGAGAGCGGCAGCATCGAACAAGACTCGGACGTGGTGGCGTTCCTCTACGTTGAGGACGTGGATATGTGGGACGGCCCCAATATGCTGCTCAAGTTGTGTATCGGGAAGAACAGAGCCGGTCGCCAAGGCGAAGTCGATCTCGTCTTCGTCCGAAACAAAATCAGATTTGAGAGTGCGTATGACGAACAACACACCGAATGGCTGAATCGGAGGAAGAAAGAGTTAGCAAGCTAGTGAATAAAGCGGTTGAGCTGTTTAACGGCAAGCGTGTGGAGTGGTGGCAGATTAAGAATCCGCCAAGCGAGGCGAGGCTTGCCGATTTCTCAGACATCGAGAAGCCGCAAACCAGCCAAGCAGCTGAACGCCGAGAGAATTATCAGCGGCGGCAGTACTGGGAGGCACGCGCTAGGAGGTTGTTAGCTGACCCGCGATCAACCAGAAACGATTTAGAAACTGCCGAACGAGGAACTCGGCATAACGCAGAACTCAACGCTCAGTTGAGGGAGCGTAGGAAAGTTACGAAGAAATAGTTTACGCAGCTGGGCATAGAGTCGGCGGATGTCGCCGGACAGGTGGGTTCATTGGTTTGGCCCTCCGCATAGTGAACACCAGCTGTATTTTTTAGGAGGATGAGTGGTTGATGAGAAAGGATTTTCTGAATTGGTTAGTGCGATTGTGGTGCAAGCCGCGATCGACTTCGGGGAGGCGCATCGTTTTGGCCTCATCAACGATGACAACAGCGTCAACGCAGCTGAACTTAAAGCTGTTCTGCGAAGGGCATACCCAAGCCGATGCCCGTTGCCAAAGTGGATGGAACCCAGCGACATCCACTCAGCCGTCAGCTTCTTATTCGCCAACCACTCGCTCGATGACATCATCCCCGACAAATGGGAGGTCAACCCCGACTCTATCCGGCTCGCTATTGTGGCAGCTGCTAAAAAAGGGAAACCGATGAACCACTTTTTTAATTTTGATACCCAATAATATCATTCAGATTCACGAAAACTATACCCGCCTCGGCACGTTTGAGAGGGTATCGGTTGAGCGTTGGAAGTTGCTGAATCCAGACTGGCACTACCAGTTTATCGAAGGTGATCAGCTGGTTGGCCACATAAAAGAAACGTGGCCCGAACAGTTCAACCAATACTGCGACTTCGCAACGATCCAGAAGGCAGCTATTCAGCGGATTGCAGCTGTCCATAAATACGGTGGGCTGTATGTGGACTGCGATGTGTACCCGATTAAGATGGCCAGCACATTCACCGAACCAGAATCAGAAGCCAATTTCTTTAATCTAAAGGATCATTCTAATTATAACGGCGATCTGATTGCTGACTATATATTTGCAGCTGAGAAAGGCAGCAAGCTGCTGCTTGAGTTAGGCAAAGAAATATTTAAACGGAGCCGAGAGCAAACAGTTGAGGAGCTGAACGGCTGGGCTGGCTACATTTACGAGACGTGCAGCATTCACGCATTCTCAGAGGTGGCGTTTGGCGCGAAAGCTAAGAGGCAATTCATCGACGGCTGCGACAACCACATCGAGGATTTGAAGGCCAGCCCAATGGAGTGCAACACCTACCACTACTCGATAGAGAGTTGGGTGAACAACAATCGGTTTGAGCGAGACGGAAAGGACAAGCAGCACGACCAGCTGCAACACCTCGATGCCATCAAAGAAATTTACGGAGTATGAACCAAAAGCAAATAGCAGAAACGACGAGTGAGTTTTACGGTATTGACCTAGCTGAAATGAAAAGCCCAGACCGACACCGGCATCTGGCTTGGCCACGCAACGTGTGTATGTACCTAGCTAACAGTCTGAAGATTAAAAAAAGCGACATCGGTAGGTTTTGGAATCGCGACAGAACCGTAGTTTACAACGCCGTCAAGAAAGTTGGCGGGGAGATCGAGACAGACAAGCGGAGGCTGGGCGAGGTGCAGAAGATCGCTCGCATACTGAAGAAGAAATGATGAGTATTGAATCACCGTATTTTCATACTGGCACTCACTTTGTTGAGGGGGAGAGCTGCGAAAAATGCGGAGGCAACCCTATGCAATGCGATCCGACCAGCCCTTGCGAAAAAGATAACTCGCTTGAGATGGAAGTTCGCAAGCATCTGGTCGCTGTGCCGTATGCCTATCGAAGAAAGAAGCCAGAAGAAGAGGAGGATAAATGCCGAAGGTTTTAATCACCGGCATCACCGGCCAAGACGGCAGCTATCTAGCTGAGAAGCTATTGGCCAGAGGCTACGAAGTCCACGGGCTGGTGCGCCGAGCGAGCAGTTTCAATACAGCGAGGATCGACCACATCTTTGATCGGGTGCAGCTGCATCGAGGGGATATGACCGACTACCTCTCGCTGCGTGCGGTGCTGAAGCTGGTGAAGCCCGATCAAATTTACAACCTAGCTGCAATGTCCCAAGTGCGGGACTCGTTTGCGGTAATGCGTCACA